GAACAAAGTATCTTTCTTGGCTTTTGCTACAAGATTTTGTACAAATGCAGTCTTACCCATACCAGTATCACCAGAAAATATTACTAACTCTCCTGGTTTAAATACATAGTCTGGTGCTCCTTCGAATACATCTGATATGTTTACACTTCTTGCAGTCAGATCATTTTCAATATACTGTTTAAATGTATCTTCTAATGAAGCTACATCACGTATATCTAATACATAATCTTTACGTTTGAAGTGTATACATTTAGGATCACAGTATTCCATAAGTATAGCATCATCACATCCGTAAATGTATTGATTGTCATACACATTTGATACTGTTCTTTCTATTTCAGATATATCAAGTTCACCCTGAGACCATTTAGCAATACCATTTAGTGCTACAATAAATGGTATTCCAGCTCTTTTCCAAGAGCTTACCATACGCATCATATTTTTATTTCTTGAACCTTGCGTCGGTCCTTCATTAAATATATGTTGCACACATGTAACTACTGAATTAGTATCACCACTTCTCATAGGTGTAAGACTAACATTTTTATTTATGTTAGATATAATAGAACTTTGTAGATAAGGTTCAACAATTACGCTATCGTCATTATACGTTGCATAAAAATTAGGTTTGGATCTTTCATAATCATTGTATGTTTTCTTAGACTTTGCTATTGAACATACTTCATCATATGTTATTGTCCAAATATCTTCCAATGGTAACCAAACTTTAAACAAATTAGTTTTAACATTACGTGACCATTTTGATCTAATGATTCTAGTCTTATCGTATATATTATCACCAAATGTAAAGTGTTCTGTCATTGTTGCTTTTACTTTTGTATGTAAGTTTTTATTTGGTTGAAACCCAAATACATTAAGTAACTCAACATGATAACCAGTACCACTGAACCAGATATTAATATGGCTACTGTCAATACCAAAATCAAACAACTCATTACAAACATGTCGTAAATAATTTTGTAAAGATTCTCCATCAATATCTCCTTTGTCTATGTCAATAATTATTCTATCAGGATATATTAATCCAGAATAATTCTTAACTGATTTATGCTTCATAACATGATCAACAAATGTATTATCAAACATGTAGTATGATCTATACATTTCTTTCTTGAACGCATTTTGTTTTTCTATTTCTAAATAGTTTGTGTAAGTATCAATTTTATTTCTATTGTTGATACCTCCTTGAACTATTTCTACTATCCTATTTTCCATCCTTTTACTTTCCCACTTTTATGTTCTACTTCCTCTAATGTAATACCATATTTCTTTAAAGTATCACTTGAGCGTATGTCTCTAAATGCTCTTGAATATGTACTTGCAGTGTGTACTTTTTGATGTGCTAATCTACCATATAATGGTAAAGCATTTTCCAAATCGTAACTGAAGAAAACATTATTTTTACTTTTAATGCTTTGCAACCATGCAATTATTATATCTTTTGCACTCATTAAAATGGTACTTCCTGACCACTAAATACTTCTTTAGCAGTCTCTACTTTTGCATCAGGTTCGGATGTAGACTTATCATAGTCTTTTGGATAACCTTTTGCTATTTGTTGATTAAATCGTGACTCTAGTTGCTCTTTTGCAAGAGGACTAGATACAACTCCCCAAGTATTACGTTTGTATTTACCTGTTGATTTGTAACTGATACAAGATACTTGCTTATTCATTAAAGATTCTAATGATTTAGTATCTAATGTACCATTATCACTTACATTCAGATCACATTTTGTTGCTACAAATAATGTATTCAAATCATCAGGATATGCTAACCCTGTAACTACATTGTTTGTATCTTTCTCAAAGTTCTGATTTACAAAACAAGTATAAGTATATCCATTGTTGTCATCAGTCAACTGTAACTTTAAACTCATATCTGTGTATTGTGAATCCATTACTTGAACATCAGTGATAGTGCAATCATTAACAAAATAATTACGAATCTTACCACTTCTGTTACTTATTTTAGTACCTGTAATAGCCATTACTTAGTATCCTCCATATTGTCGTTAATATAATCTGTGGTTTTATCATTGATAGCATCTTGCATTGCATCGTTATGTGTATCCATATGATCATTTAATGCATTATGTATCTTTTCTTTATCAATGAAGTTATATCCATAATCACCTTTCTTATATGCTAATTTAACTAACACATAATCACCAAAGTCATTTGATATAACTTGAATGTCTCCTTCATTCATACCAGATATACGATGTTCACTAGGCATTTTCTTTTTCGCCATCAGTTCCTCCATCTTTTATCTGTTGTTCAAAGTAAGATGTTGTTGTATTGACACGTATTTTAGTATCAAAATAACCATCTTGTCTTTGCTTTTTATATTTTAAGTATGCTTCATCACCCATAAAAGGTGCAGCAGTTGCAGCTAATTTATCTAATGCTTCTAGTTCTTTAACAGTAACATGAGATTTCTTTTGTGCAAGTTTAGCATTGTCTACTTCTTCTTTTGAAGCTATTGAATAGCCTCCACCAAAGCCAGCAAATGCTAATGCTCTACCAACTGCAGATGTTTCACAGTTTTCTAGAGCTGATGTTTTGTTCACAAAGCCTGTATTGTCACGCTCTGCTGCGTGTCCAACATAATACCATTCAGGTTTGTTTTCTTTGTCAGGGTATACTGTAGCCATAACTAAATACTCGTTACATCTTTCACCTGATGGAGTATCTGTAATATTATTTACAGAAACTAACTTAGGTTCTATTGTAGCATCGGGGTATTCAGATAGGAAAGCATCTAAACGATCTTTTACTTCAGTATATTCTTTACCTTTGAACTTCATATTCAAATTACCTTTCGTTTCTTATTATTATTATGCTCTATTGAGCCTTGTAATATATTAATTAATACACACAAAGTCAACAACAAACATGCGGAGCCATGAGTAGATAGTGGATATAGAAGAGGTATAACACTCCGCATATTTGTTATTTATTTTATGTATATAATCCAGTAGAATCTAGCGACATAGTTGGGAAATTGAAAGTAAAATCTTTACAATAAGGTTCTTCTTTCAATATCTGTTTTACGCTATTGCATATAAAACTACCAGACATATTACTACAATAACTTGTAGCTCTAGCATTGCAAGGATCATCATCACCTTCAGCATCAGAGTACCAAGTCTTCTTATACTGAGCCAATGTAGGATTCTTAAATGTGTATTGTTGATAGTGTTCTGCACCCATTCTACCGTCTATCAACACATCTGGTTTTTCTAGTTTCAATATGTTAGTTACTGCATCTAACCTTGCAGCCATAGAATCAAATCCCATGATTACAATGTTATTATGTTCTGGTGATATATTCTTAAACTCACCATGATGTGCATATACATTCATTGATGGATTAATTGCAAGCAATCTATCTCTCAATGCTTCGACTTTAGTTTTACGTAAGTCGTTATTATCGTATACTGAAACACCTATATTAGGACTTTCTACTATATCCATATCATATAGATGTACAGTAGTTGCACCCATCTTAGCCATTGTCACAGCTGCGGCACTACCAATAGCACCGCAACCTAGAAAATGATAAGCGTATTCACCAAAGTTTGTAACTATACCTGAATACCTCTCATTCATTTGAAACTCCTTTCGAATGCACTGTCAGCAATAGCTTGTGCTACCATACCGTCAGTGTCATGTTCTGTTCCCTTAACATATATGTAATCTTCTGCTAATGCAACATTGATTACTAAGTCAAGGTTTTCTTGATTTAAGTTTACAACTCGCAACTCACTTTTCTCTCTTCCTAATTTTCTATTTAGGTTTCCAACTTTCTTTCTACAACTATCGTAATCATTATCCATTACGTAGTCTTGAAGTATGTTATCTAAATCAGCTTCAAGTTGTATTTTCTCATTATCTTGTTGATCTTCCCACATACCTATCTGAGCATAAGTATGTTGATAAGGATTATATCCTTTGCGTATTGTAGGAGTTTTGTACTTCTTTATTTCAAACTTAGGTTTAGTACATAACTTCTCTACTTCTTTCTTGATTGTATCTGGTATTTCATTCTTAACACTTTGTATTTGTACTTCCGTGTCAGTATGTATACCAGTTTTCCAATCACTAACTCTCAAGATTTGTTCACCTTTTAAGTTAATTACTAATGCAAAAGCATAGCCATTACATTTAGATTGTTCTATTGCTGCATGATCTGTACTTGACCAGAACACTCCCATAGTATGATGACTATGCCACCAGCATAACCAATACGGTTCTGATACATTTGCTATCTCTTGTTTCATATAGTATTCAGCAAGTGCATCTTGAGTTATATCAGTATTACCACCAGTGATTTCTTGTTCTAGTATACAAGGTTCACTAAACACAAACTGATCGTTTACATATTTAACTATCATGTAACCACCAATCTCTGCTTGATGTTCATCCCATGCATATTGTGCGTAATGTTGAAGTGTATTCCAATCATCATTACTCATTATGAATTTACTCATGTTACGTCCTCCATCATTTGTTGATCCATTCTATGTTGTATTTCTTCTACACTTAAGTGTGCAGTTTCTGTCAGATCTTCATCATCTGGATCAGGATCTGTTATTTCTACTGCTCCAAATGGTAAGTCTGCATTAGGATTTACCTCTACTGTTTGTAAAGGATTTACTAACTTTTCTTGAAGTTGTTCTTCTAATACTTGAACACTATCTTTACCAAGTTTAGGCATACCGTCTTCTATGTAAGCTATAACACGTTTCATAGCAACACTATAACCGTAAGTTCTTGACAAACATTTATCTTCTTCAAGCATAAAGTCAACTGCTGACAACACACTATACAAAAACTCATAGTATCTATTTAGTAAAGGTAAATTAATCTTGTAATGAAGTGTACCTTCTTCAAGTTCTAATTTATCTGTATCTATCATACCTAGTTCATCATGCATGTATTTTAGTGCTTCAGTTACTTGTATTTGATTTGGAACATATCTTTCATGCATACAATCCCATCCAAATACTGCTTTCTGTTCATGAATCGTAACATCTTGTTTAGATATATTACCATAAGCAAATAAAGCGTATTGTAAATCAGAATTTCTTGGCATCCAAGAATCACCAGTATGATATGATAGTTCTTTGAATAACTCCATATTTACAGGTAAACAATCACCAATCAATTTATCATGCATATATTCAAAATTAAATCCACCATAGTCTTCTACGATGTCAGCATCAAATTTATCTGCTGGTATTGTAACGAATGAATATGTAAGTTGATTCAATGGATTAGTATCGTGTAAATCATAACTCATCCAATGAGATATATTATCTGCTAGACTTACAAAATCCAATCTAACAAATGAATCTTGAACATCATTTTGCATGTTACCATAGCATACATGATGCATTCTATCTATATCTTCTATATCTCTATTAGATGAACTGATATATGGAAATGATCTGTAACCATTCATTTCTTTACAACCACCCCATCCCAAGAATGAACTGTCAGTGTATCTAAAACTACTTCTGTTTGTAGATAAACCTGCTCCAACTAAATGATTATCAATCGTTCTTTGTATTCTGTATCTTTCACCATATACATCATTACCATTCAATGTATCAAAATCTCTTGTAAATAAAGACTGAAATACAATGTAAAATGGCATACTAAATGTCAAAGATACATCATGACAATATTCCAATGTACCATATGTTTTATTCAACTGACTATGAACAATAGGTATCTTTACATTTTTGTATGTTAAGTTTAGTTCAAGTTCACCAGTCAAGAATCTAAGTAATTGTACTTGTTCTTCAGTAGGTTCATCTTCCATGCTTTCATTTCTGTAATATCTGAATACAAACTCATGTTGAATATTTTCATCTAATCCAAATATAAGATCTGCTTCATCCATCTTTTCTTGCATTCTACTTAACATATCTGCAACAATACCTTTTGCTGTTTCAACATCAGTATCTGTTGTAGCTTTTCTACTTCTTAGCTCTTTCAATAACTGATCTACTTCAAGTAATTGATCTTTGAAGTGATTACTATTGTATTGAGCATTACGTTCTCTGTTGAACATTGTTTCTAATGAACCAGTTTTCTTACCAAACTGATACAAGTTGTCCCACAGAACTTTCTTAATAGTATCTTTGTATCCTGGTGACCACCTATAAGTTCTTGTAAAACTAAGAGGCTTTATAGGTTCTACCATAGACCTATTACCTCCTATATATCTAGCTGTAAGATATCTATCATTAATATGTGATAATCTTTGTGCTACCATATTAGAAGGTCCTACTATCATTTCCTGTGAAATGTTGTCAAGATTTATCTCAACATCATCCCAACTTTCTTTAATCCACATAAACTCTCCTAAGTTGTGAGGGGCAGCCTATAACCAAAACCACCCCTCGTTATTATTAATTAAGGTTTCCACCTTTCTTTCTTTCAGTATTGAAAGCAACAAACGCCCATCTTTCACCTTCTGGTGCTGATGGATGCATCGGTGTTAACGATGTTCTCAAGTTTGCTCTTTGCATATTGACTCTGATACTACCTTGCGGATTCTCAGTATCAATACCACTGTAAGAAGCTGGATCAACTGTTTGTAGATATTCTACTAAATCACGTACACTACTCAAACCCTGTGCGGCGTCTGAAGAGTCTACTACCCACTCTGTTGAATTAACCTTATAACGAATGCCAGATATCTGGACTTCTTGTGTTTCATCACTCATTTTCTTTTCCTTTTTGATCGTGCATATCAGCTACCATTAGGAAATACAAGCTGTAAAACTGATATGCCTTAGCTTTATTTAAGTAACTAGATGTTATCTCATCTGTAATTTGAGTCTGTAAAATAGTCTCAGCTATTACATATATCAAACCATCTATTACTTCTTCTATTGACTCTTGAAGATTGTTTCTATTAATACTTTTACATTCTTCTAGAGTTACTGGTACTTGATGCTCATAACTTTCTGCACCATCTACCAATCTTTTATCTGCAATAAATACACTCTTGTCTACTATTGCATTCTTTAACTCAAATGATTCTAAGTCTTTACATGAAACTAGTTGTTCACCAGCCCATGTCATTTCTTCTTTGAACCTTCTGAGTATTTCTTTGTTATTTGTTTCCATTACGCACCAACCTTCTAACATATTTAATTGATTCATAAATACAACAAATACATACAGCAAAGAATATTATTTCTGTTACTGTTAGACATGCAAAATATAACACGTCTAGATCTACATCATAATACATATTTACCATCCTTGTTTGTCTTGATTGTTTTGTCTATCAAATTTATCTATCCAAGATTTTGTACCATTTCTTTTGTAGTTAAAAGCATACCAAGCTCCATATCTTTTCCAGAACTTGAGTCTACCTTTTTCTCTTTCCACTTTTGAAAGGGCTTTATTTCTTGGCTGTATTACTTCATCCATTCAACCTCCTAAGTCTTACATGAATATATTTTATTGCAAATTCAAGATAAAATTCATATGATATATTGTTTCTTTCATAATACAATGCTTTTCTAAATAAATCTATATCTATTTTGAACATTGGACCAAAGATTTTATATTTATGTGGTGGCCTACCATACATTCCATCTTCTACTAGTTCTTCATCAGTTTTTGGTATTCCAAAATAACACCAGTTAGTATTGTTATGATATCGTTCCCACATCTGTTCAACACGAATAATTTGATCTATATCTATTGTAAAATCTAAATCCATATTGAATATATCTTTCATCTTGATACGATGTTCATATCTTTCTAACATATCTTGAGAATACAAAACTTCTGTGATATTTGGTTTCATATCTACTCCTTTCTAAATTATTAGATAGACAATACATAGTATTTCCCTGCAGGTTCTATTACTATGCCAATGTTTTACAATTGTTGCAGTGAACTGCATCATAAAACTGTACAACGTTGAGAGGTTGCCTCTATTGTTTATGTCTATCTAAATTTTTGTCACTGACAAGGGACTTACAGTCTCAATAATATCTTCGCTATATCGTCACATAGTTATTTTCTTATTGATTGTTCACATGTTGGCCAAATAAATCATATTGATACGGCTATCAATAATCCTTATCAACATACAAACTGACAAGCCCAGGGACTCACAACACTTACATCTGCATCTTGCATGTCAGATGTCCTTGTTGCTAACCCTTTACGCTAAAACATAGGATTACTCCTTTCTTTTGTTAAGGCAAGTGCGGCTACTACAAAATGTTCACCGCACTATCAGCCACCGAAACTATCTCCAGCTCTCTAACCAATCCATAAACTTGTCAGCGGCTCTATCGGCCTTTGCTTTCTGCATATTAACAAGTTTACGTATTCGTTTTTTACTAACTGATCTTTTATTATATTGAGGCTTAGCCTTCGATTGTTTCGTCTTCATAGTACTCTGTTCGAGTTGTGTATGGCCTGACTAGTTCATGTTGCCTCCTCTCGTCTAGTCTTTTCACTCTTTCCCACTGATACTTATCATACATTCTTTGTATATCAAACTTCAGTTTTATAATTAACATTGCTAACATACCTATACTTACAATAAGTAATGTTACCAATACAATCATCATTATTAAATTACTCATAGTTACCTCATTCTGTTTATAAACCTATACATATTTATAGCGTTTAATGTTGATATTCGTTCCAATATATTGAATGGAACCTTATTAATCTTACTAACTGTATCGTTAGGTATTTCTGCTCTACCATAGCAAGACAATCTATTATAGATTAGACTTTCTAGATAGATACGGTTATTTATATTCTTATTCATAGTGGCTTTCCTTTCTATTCGTTCTATTGCCTTATTGTAGGGTATCTAATATAAATAGGGCAAATACATACATATCTGCCCTATCAGAGTTAAGCACTTGGGAAGTCAATATCAGTATCAACTTTCTCACTTAATACATCAAGATATATTCTCTGGGTAGTATCTTCAGAGTTACCATTAACTGCATAAGTAAATAACTTACCTAACTTAGAACCATTAGCAAACAAAGACATATTATATCCTTTAGTCTCTATTCTCTCTACTACATCGGTTGCACTATATAAATCAGTAAAGTTATCTGCAACATAAGATATCAAAACTCTTTTAACTTGAGTTCGTTTATCTTCAGAACTTATCTTCTTACCATTTACATCAAGTAATCTCATTTTCATAGTATACTCACTATTCATTTGGTTTGTTATTATTTTAGCATTATTCAACCAAATTATAAAACAATGCTAAAACATCGGCGGAGGTAGTTTCTATATATACCACGTACACGAATTCTAGTTGCATTTTTGAAAAATGGGCCTTATATTGTATTTATGAAGATTCCAAAGAAAATGTTGTTCGATATGGTAATGTCTGGAAAACTCCAGAAATTAGATAGAAAAACAGATGAATGGATCGAATTTGATTTTGAGCCTGGGAACGAAGAGCATATACATGTAAAGAGTATGCATTATGCACAAGCTGAGATTGATTTTGTGTATGAGGCTTTAGAAATGAATGTTTGTGTTCTTAGGGAAATGAACTAGTAATACTTAAAGTATACTAACACATGTGTTAAGTATTACTTATAGTATACTAAGAAAAAATAAGGATGTCAAGTAAAAAATGATACCAAAGAAAAAAAAGAAACCTACAACAAAAGAACTGATGGGGATGTTAACTGGTGTAGCAATACAGTTAGAGCAGTTAAAAATGCAAGTTTACAACGGCGATAAGGCCCTAGATGAATATATGGACATGAAAGGTGACAAAGAAGACTTTGTAAAATTTTTAGAAAAAAAATATCCATTAGATGATAAAGATAACAAGAAGACTGAAAGTAAATAACTTTGAATCCACTGATTATGAAGTATATACCAAAGAAGAATTTCAAAAGATTGGTAAGAAATACAAACATTGGAACAAGTGTAACCCTGGTGATTGGGGAATTAGTGACGATGGTTATGTGGCTGAGTGTCTACAGCGTAACATTTATGGTACAAACGTTGAAATGGTGTTTCCATATGGTAGGCAATGGGTTAAAAAAACTGCTAAGTTAGAGTTTGAGCCTCATTATCATAGTAAAAACTATAGTAATGTGTCTACAAAGAGCTATGCAGAGCTAGAAGCAGGTAGAGGTAGGGCTGAATTAGCAATAGATGCATTCTTAGCCTATAAAATGGCAGGTGAAACACCAGATATGGATAAAATAGGTAGAATATACAGGCCTGATCAAAAAAATCCACAGGTTGCTGTAAGAAAACTACTAAAAACTAAAGAGGTTAAAAAAATTATGGCAGATAAGCTAAAAGAAATACTAGTAGAAAAAGATATAGATGAAGGATATGTATTAGATGTTATGAAAGATGCAGTAGATGTAGCTAAAGTAAAAGAAGATCCAGCTAATATGATACGTGCAGCTAAAGAATTATCTGTATTTTTAGATATGCAACCTAAGAATAAACAGGTTACAGAATCTATAGAGATGGATATGTCACATCAAATAGCTGATACATATGATAAACAGACTAAAAAGTTAAAAGCAACTCAAACGAGAATGTTAGATGAAGAAAACGATTAAATTAGAAGGTAAGAAAGATGATATGATACTGTTCCTTGCTGTACTTAAAGAAGTAGCAGAAGATTTTAAACTTACTGTAGTTATAAAAGATTGATGGATAAAAAGAAAATATTATTAGAGATGGAACAGGACATGCTTTTGTTCGGAAGAATGGTAATGCCTAATATGTTTAGTGAGAACTCACCAGGTTTTCATTATGATATAGTAAAAGAATTGGGTGCAGATGAAAAACAGATAAATATTATAGCACCACGTGGACATGCTAAGTCTTCTATAGTGGCTGGTGTATATCCTTTGTGGCATTTAATGATGGATAAAGGTACAAAAGTTATTGTATTGGTATCTAGAACACAATCGCATGCTACAAAGTTATTAGGTACAATAAAAGATGTATTAGATTATTCTCAAGAGTTTAGATATTTTTTTGGATACTGGGGACAGAACTCTGCTAGGAAGTGGACTAATACAGAAATAGAATTAAAAGATGGAAGTATTATTATATGCAAAGGTACAGGACAGCAAATTAGGGGAATTAAACATGGGAATCAAAGACCAACTTTACTTATACTGGATGATCCAGAAGACGAAGTCAATACAAAAACTGCAGAAGCAATGGAATATAATTTACGTTGGCTCCTGCAATCTGGTGTTCCATCACTTGACCCGCTACGTGGTAGAATTTGTGTCATTGGGACTCCGCAGCATGAACGGTGTATGGTTGAGACATTAAAAGACATGAAAGGTTGGAAGAATTTAATGTTTAGCCCTGACTTAGAATCTGGTACAGCACTATGGCCAGAAGTGTGGCCAATAGAAAAATTAAAAGAAAAGAAAGAAGAACTAGATAGTATTAACAGATTATCGGTATTTTATAGAGAATATTTATGTCAAATCGTAGGAGATGAAGATAATTTATTCCGTGCCGAAGATATTAGCTACTATGATGGATATATCGACAGAGATGAACAGGGATTGTCGAATCTCGTACTGACGAACATAAATGGTGAGGAAGTAGAAGAGATTAGACCTGTAAACGTGTTTACTGGTGTCGATCCCGCATCTAGTACTAAGAAAGGAGCAGACTATAGTGTTATATTCAATATTGCTATTGATGGTGATAATAATCGTTGGGTACTCCCGTATTTCAGAAAGAGGGCGACTCCTTTAGATTTAGCAGATGCTATAATAAATAACTTCAAAGAGTATAGAAGTTCAAAAACTAGAATAGAATCTGTGGGGTATCAGGAGATGTTACGTCAATATATTAAAGAAAAAGCAGAAGAGATGGGTATGTTTATACCAGGATTAGAAATTAAAGAGAATCCTAGAACTAGAAAATCTTATAGATTGGAAAGTTTACAGCCCATCTTTGCTAATAAGAAAGTATTTATACAAAAAAGTATGCAGGCTTTAGTAGATGAGTTGACATTATACCCTAGAGGTAAACATGATGACTTATTAGATGGATTTTATTATGCTAATAAAAATTGTTATAAACCTGCTCACGAAGTAGAATCAGTATATGAAGAAGAGGATTATTTTATTCCTCAAAGAAAAAATTGGAAATTGATATAAATTACTTGACAAGCATTATAAAAAAAACTAAATTACAGATAAAACTCAATGGATAGTAAATACAACTTGGATATGAAAAAAATTCTTTCTGATCTACAGGTTAAAATACCGAAGGGCTATATAGAGGTTAAACGTGCCGAGAAACATACAAAAAAAGACAGCAGCAACAAGAAAACAAAACAAGACAGACAATAAAACTGTTTTTGGTTTTGATGATGGTAGAATTAGTGCATATACTATTCCTGAAGAAGTAGAGTTAACAAGAGAATTATTTACAGAATATAAGAGTTCAAGAGAACTTTGGGCACAAAAGTTTCAAGAGTCAATAGAATTTAGAGCAGGAGCTCAATGGACTAACGAAGAACAAGAAGTATTAGAGTCTCGTGGTCAAGCACCTATTGTAGTAAATCGTATTCACCCTATCGTAGAAACAGCTAAATCATTACTTACATATAATTCACCTCAGTTTAGAGCAACAGCTAGAGAGGATAGTGATGTAAAAACAGCAAAAGTATTTTCTGATTTATTTCAATATATATGGCAATCATCAGCAGGAGATGAAGAATTAAAAAAGATTATAGATGATTATTATGTAGGTGGTATGGGAGTAATGCAAGTATACCAAGATCCTCAAGCAGATTTAGGAAAAGGTGAGGTATGTTTAAAATCGATAAATCCATTAGATGTTTTTATAGATCCTAATGCAAAAGATGTATATGCTAGAGATGCTGCACATATTTTAGTATGTAAGTATATGACAGATGAATATGCTGAGTTGGTATATCCTGAATATATGGATGTTATAGAACAAGCAAATCCAGAGCCAGATAATGAAGATGATTATCCTGTTACTAATTTAGCTGCAACAGAAGGCCAAATGTTTTTTGGAGACGATGATACTCAAATGCATAATAAAAGAAAGTATACAGAAAGATATACTAGAACAATGATGTCATACTATAATGTATATGAACCGTTTTCACAAAGAGAGTTTTTATTTACAGATAAAGAATATAAAAAATATTCAGAAAAATCATATATAAAGATTAGAAAAATTACTGGTGAAGAAGTAGTTATATTTGAAGAAGAAGCTGTATCTAATCTTGTTGATGTTTTATTAGAGACAGGTGGAGTATTTCATTATAGAATACCAGAACCTCAGATGGATGAAATGGGTAATATGGTTCCTGTCCCTCCAATAAGAGTGAAAGGTGAAGAAGACGAAGATGCAATACCAGGAAGTACAACTGTTTTAATACCTGTAAGTATAGAAGAATTAGTTGGTATGGGAGATATTACTGCTAATGTAATAGAAAAACCTTGTATAGAAATGGTTGTTACCGTAGGAGATCATTTACTATATAAAAGAATGTTACCAACAGAAGATTATCCTATAATACCTCTTATGAACGTACATCATCGTAATCCATATCCAGAGTCTGATGTAAGATTGTATAGACCTTTACAGGAATATATTAATAAAATACGTTCATTAATTATAGCACATGCAAGTACAAGTACTAATGTTAAACTACTTATTCCAAGAGGTTCTGCTGATTTAAGACAGATCGAAGAAGAATGGAGTAAAGCAGGTACAAGTGTAATTGAATTTGATGCTGAACTGGGTGCACCGATTGTAGCTGGCCCAGTCCCACTACCAAACGAACTGTATAAGAATGAAGCTGATGCTAAATATGATTTAGAATATGGCTTTGGTATTTTTGAAATGATGCAGGGTAGTGGTAGAAGTGCACCATCTACTTATAGAGGTACGTTAGTTGTAGATGAGTTTGGCCAGCGTAGAATTAAATCTAGAAGAGATGATATAGAAAACTTTCTAAACCAATGTGCTAAGATTGCAATACCATTAATTCAACAATTATATACAGAAGAAAAAGTAATTAGATTGGTACAACCTAGCGGTTTAGAAAAAGAAGAACGTATTAATTTTTACAAACAAATGGAAGACGGTGCTGTTGTAAAATATCATGATATAGGTGTAGGAAAATATGATTTAGTTGTTGTATCTGGTTCTACATTACCTACAAACAGAATGGCATTATTAAATACATATATGCAAATGTTCCAAATGGGACTCATAGACCAAACAGAAGTATTAAAGAAAACAGAATTGGTAGATGTAGAGGGAGTAATGCAAAGAGCTGGACAAATGAATCAAATGGCAGCAGAGTTACAAGCATTACAACAAGAATTAAAGAAAGTCAAAGGAGACTTACAAACTGCTGAACGTGAAGAAGTACATGCTAAGAAACGTTTAGAAGTTGAAAAATTCAGCGGGGAGTTAGATAAAATATCTAATCGTGCTGATATGGCAGCCAGCTTATATAAAGCTAGGCTTAACGATGCAAAATCAAATCTGATAAACTCCGTTACACCTGACTTAGTTAATCAGTTGGAGGATGAAGACGACTTCAGTATTACTCCACTGATGGAAGCAGGAGATGGAGAGTTGGAGTAAGGAGATAAATAATGCAAGAAGAAAATACAATGAATAATGTGGATGAGCAACAGGTAGAAAGTCAGACTGCAACTGAACCTACCTCTCAAGAAGACATTTTCGCTCAAGTTTTTGGTCAACCAGAGACAGAACAGTTTGTTGCAAAAACTGATTCTGCACCAGAAATAGCTGAGCAAAGTCAACCTTCTGAAGTTCAAGAAACATCTAATTCACAGGATGATACTGACAGTTATAAATACTGGCAAAGTCAAGCAGATAAACGTGCAGCTGAAGTAGATTTACTGAAATCACAAGTTACAGAGCTTATGAAAGCTCAAACATCTACACCTGCAGAAGAGCCGAAAGAGGAGACACCTACATTAAGTAGACCTGTTAAACCTCGTAAGCCTGCTGATTATGATCATTCTGAAGCACTGGCTGATTCTGAAAGTGCGTCAGGTAAATATCTGGCAAAACAGGAACAGTATATGGATAACTTAGCTAATTATATGGAATCAATGGATCAACAACGTGAAGTTAAAATGCAACAAACTTTGCAAGAGCAACAGCAAGTTGTACGTAATCAGAAAGTAATATCTGATTTACAAACTAAATATAGCTATACGCCTGATCAAGCAAATGATTTTATACAGCAAATGAGTAAACCAGACTCTCTGTCTTTAGATAATTTAGTTAAACTTCATAAAATGAATACTGGACAAACACCTGCTCCTCAACAAGTTGAGCAAGTAACTCCAGAAGCACAAATGAAGCAGAATATAATGAATCAAAGACAAGAGAAGTTAAGTATACCTAAGCCAATAGGTGTGCAACCAGGTGCTAATGTGCAGTCATCAAAGAGTGTGGAAGATCAAATGATGGATTCTATGATTGGTAGATACAAGAAAAAGAATCCATTTGGAAATTAATTTAAGGAGAGATTAAGATGGCAAATGTATATAGCATGACACCAGGAGAAGCAATTCAGGGTACTTCCATCAATGTTGATAGACGAATCTTCAACTTTGGTGAAAGAGTAGCTGAGTTAGCTCCTCAACAATCACCTTTCTTCACTTATTTGTCAAACGTATCTAAAGTACCTACAGACGACCCTGTATTTAAATTTTTAGAACAAAGACATCAATATCAAAGACGTAACTTTGCAGTTCAAGCAGCTAAGGTTACATCAGCACATTCAGGTTCTGATGCTAACTGGAACTTTGCTTCTGGAGCAGCCTTTGATGTAGATTGTGGTTATGACAAATTTGGTAGAGAGGTAGCAGATCAACAACCTAACTTCTTACTAGAAGGTCAAATTCTATCTATTGAGTGTGAATATGACGCAGACGGTAGTGACGGTAGTGATGTTCCTGCAATCGCATATTATAAGATTACAGCAGCACCTGACTTAACTTCAGATGCAGCAGCTGCAAGATTAACTTTGCAGTTCTTATATTTAATGTACAAACCAAGTGGTTCAAATGGAGCTACAGCAACTAACGCTGGAACTATTTCCCCAGCATCAGCATCTAAATTACGTTTTGATGCAGACGCAGATGGACAAGTAATTGGTTCAGCTTTTGCTGAAGGTTCTACTGACCCAGAATCTTGGAGCGATGAGTTCTACAACAGAGAAGGATACTGTCAAATCTTTAAGACTTCAGTACCTCTATTCTCTGGTACAGCTTTAGCTACAAGATATCGTGGAGTAAACAATGAATACATGAGAGTATAT